AAGGGGTCAACGATGTTTTCTTTAATCCAAGACACCATGTTCTTGAATCCGTCCTTGATACCCTTCCACAGACCGGCAGGAATATCACCGCCGCACTCTTCGATCTTGCCAGAGAAGTAAGCTCGAATGTCAGCCCACACATCAACACAGAAGGTAGCCAGAGTGCTTACCGCAGCGCCGAGAGCGGAACCGAGTGCCTTGAACAGACTCTTGGCGATACCGCCCAAGTCCAGACCGGCAATGGTGTTTTTCAGACCCTTGTAAATCTCGGAGCCAACATGACCCCAATCCACAGAAGCCAACCACTCAGATGCTTCATCGAAAGTACCCTTGAGGTAGTTACCGAACTGTCGTGCGAGGGTCTTCCAGTCAACGGTTCCCGCAAAGCCCATGACGGCATCTGCGATAGAGGTGTAGATACGCATGACCAATCGACCAAACACGCCGAGATCAACATTCTCCATGGCATTGTTCAAGGCCGTAGCCACACTCTCTCCGACCTTCTTGAAGTCAGCCGTCTTGAGGAAGGAGTAACTGGTCTGAATGGCAGCTTGGAAGCCCTTACCGATCTTGGTTCCCAAAGACTTCCACGATACGGAGTCGATGACTTCATTGAACCGCTCTCCGATGAAAGTACCAAGTTCAGCCCAAGAACCGGACATGAACAGTTCCTTCAAACGGTCAGCGAAAGAAGAAATCTCACTATCAATGGTGGCTTCCTCGAACATCTTGGAAACATCACCGAGTCCACCACCGCCATCTCCACCGGAGTTGGGGTCAAAGACATTCAGTTCGTCAAACCCTGCGGTAAATTTTTTGGCCTTGTCAGCAGCACCGCCTACCGCCGCACCATACTCGGTGGCGGCTTTCACGGCCTTGGTGTAGGAACTCTTGCCGCTCAGTCGAGCGAAGAGCTGCGCCAACAGGTTCAGGAGGTGTGCCACCTTATCGGCAAGGAAGTCGATTGCGGGGGCAAGTGCGTTCACGATGGGAGCAACTGCCGCAGCAAGGGAGTTCTTCATGTACAGGGCATCGGTGGCGATCATATTCAGGGACTTATGGAACGCCGTCCCCATCGTCTTACTGTACGCATTGAGGTGTTCGATACCGTCTTTCAATGCGGTGGTAATGCCGCTCAGAATAAAGCGAACCACACGGTACATAGCAATTCTTTTCAGCGAGGAAGTGAAATTGCCGATCTGCTTCATGGCACTACCGATGGATTTACCGGTATTGATGAAGGGATAGGTTACGCCCTTGGCGATTGCCTTTGCGCCAGTTACGCCGATAGTTCGGAACTTGGAAGCGACAGAACCCAGCACCTCACGCAATCTCTGACCGGCAGTAGAAGCGTCACGCATAGCTGCGGAAGCTCTCTCCACTTCCTGAGCCGTACCTTCGATCTGACCGGTTTCCGCTCCAACCACGCCGTCCATCGGCGTACCTACGGTAGCGGTAACAGGAACGGTATTACGATTAGCGGAAGCGGCTACGGTTCCGATTGCGTTGGCAGCCTGAGTCAAGCTGCTGAAATTGAGATCAGAAATAGCCTGTAAATGACCTCGGACAGTAGACAGCATACGAGCGGAACTACCCAAGGTTCGGATAGCATCTGCCATAGAGGTAATGCCGGTGGTGTCCATCTGCCCCACAGTATCGTTGAACTGTTTGACATCGTTGGCAACCGCCGTCAATCCAAGACCCTTGCCGGTGATCCCCTGCAACTTTTTCAGCGTAGAGGTCAGCGACTTCAAACCTCTGGCAGCTTCCTCAGCATTACCTTCGATCTGAAATTCCAAGCCCTGAATTTCAACATTATCAGCCATTGCATTTACCCTCCTTTCTTCTCGAACTGTTTGTTAAAGCTCATAGCGAACATTTCCATATACGCTTTAGCCTTACTGTCGCTCTTCTCCTTCCGCATTTCCTCCTTGGGCTTACTCTTCTCACCGGTCAGAGAAATAGGCTCCGAACGGTAAGGGATAGGCTTTTGGGGTTTCATCACACGCATAGCGGGAGTGACACAACACAAGGCTTCGTAAATATACAGTCCTTGAAGCCAGAGCTTTTGGTTTTCAGACTCTTGCCGCAGTTCATGTGCCTTGCGGTACATCTTGACCATCGTGGAATCTTCATTCCAATACTGGTCATAGGTCATACCGAACGACATATAGAGGGGGCAAAGTTCTTCAAACTTTTTGGTGTAAGTGAAAGGGAGGGTCGGACGGTTTTGACCGCCGTCCCTCCCTAATTGGAACTCGGAACCACTTACCAATTCGGAGTCCACTCCAAGTTTCCCTCGTCAGGCTCGTCCAACAGGGAACTGATAGGCTCGTTATACATCTCTGCCAATTTCTCAATCAGAGAGTGCTTGTCTTTCAGCTTGGCATAGATAGCGTCCACAACCTCAGGCTTTTCGTAGCGGTGGTGGGCGAGAAATGCACCGGCAAACAGGGCAGGAAGGACGGTCATCGGCTTGGTTTCAATGTCATTGGCAACGAAGCCGTTGTTCTCCATCTGGCGAACGGTGTTGCGAGTGTACTCCAACACATAGTCCTTGCCGTTGTAGGTAAAGGTCAACTGTTTAGCCATAATAATTTCCTCCTTATGATCTCAGGGAAAACCCGATTAGTCCTCGACGAAGGTGATGACCGTGGAAGGAGCAATGGTAATGTTCATATCCACGACCTCGTTCACGCCGCCGCCAACAGGGTACACGGACAGTTCGCCCTTGAAGGAGAACTTGCCGTTGGAACCATCGGGAGTGACCACGCCACCGGCTTCGGTGCCGCCAAACCAGACAGCGAACTCTTCCTGCTTACCCTCAAGAGCCTTGAGTGCGGAGAAGTCGGCCTTGTCGTAGTTTGCGGTAAAGGACAGACCCTCAAGGGACTGGATACCGGCGATATAGGTCTGCATCTTGTCAGACAGAGTGGTGGTTTCCAGCATCTCAGGTTCACCGCCGAGATCGGGGAACTCCTTAATGTCGATCAGCTTGGTAAAGGCATCACCATTGGTGGCCTTGTGCATCAGAAATACCTTGTAAGTGCTAATAGCCATTTTCTTTTACCTCCTGTAAAAATGTTTTCCATCGGTTTCCGCTCTATATCGAGCGGTCATACGGTAGATTGTTGCGTCTTCCAGATTGGGGACAGGGGCGAGGGACAGTCTGGTGAAATTCATCTTGTACATCAGATCATCAATGTACGCCATGATCTCACGGCACTCTGTCTTTTTACCGGTGGCCTTATTGGAGTAGACATTGACCTCGTACATCAAAGTGGAAAACCTCTCGGTTTCACTCGTGTCAAGCCGGTCAGAAGACGCATAGTTGTCCATCTCCATAATGCTCACATGGGGAAAGCTGGACGGAGCTTTCACATACTCGCCCGAAACGAAAACACCGGAGAAGGTGTCACGGAGTCCAACCGCAATAGGCGTATAGACCTTGGATTCTACATCGTTCATTGGTTGAATACCTCCTTTACCATCTCCGGTAGTTTTTCTTTGAGCTGCTTCACAGCAGCATACATGGGCATATTGGCGGGATTGCCTTGGGTAATGACCAAGGAACCTTTATCGGTTTCCTTAATCACTCTGCCGTTTGTACCGGCAGCACCGTAATAACCCCACGAAGTTTGGTTTCCCTTGCCCTGACCATAGCCACCACGCACCATACCATTCTTGGCAGCTTCGGGGTGGTTGTCGGGGTAGGTCACACCAGTACCGAACTCAATGAACAGTACCGCAGAGCCGAGCGCCACAACCGCACGAAGGTTCTCACCTCGGTTTTCAATGGATACCATCGAGTCGTTGATACCATCGTACTGAGCGTTGGTAAACCCTGCCGCTGCGATCTGGTAGCCCTCCGAAGAAAGTCGGTAAAGCAATTCAGAAGTGCGCTCTTTGAGCCACGCTTGGTACTCGGCGATACCATCAATGAACTCGGTAATACCATCACCGTTCAGACTGATCTTGAACTTCTGCTTCACGATACTTTCACCTTGCTCACGGCAATAGCGATAGAGTTCAGGGACTTAGCCACTCGGCGTACCGTGTAATCGAACAAAGGCGTACCGTCCTTGTCATACTCAGGCTCTTTGTCAATGAACAGGACAGAGTTTTCATCAATCGGACAGGCCATGTCATCGGTGACGATGACCTTATCGTAGGTGATGAAATTTCCAAACTGTTCCACCTGAGCATAGCCGGTGGCGGCAGAGATGTTCGCTTTCATGGAAACAGCTTCGTGGTAGCCGACCCTATGCTCACCGGTTTCCTCACCCTCCGCATTGATGACAGGTACACGGTCATCGTAAAGGCAGTAATGAAACAACTGCTTATTGCGCTCCATTGCTTTCATACCACCAACCTCCTTTACACCAAGGCGGCACAGGGAACGACCTCACGCATCAGCGAAGGGGGTACATCTCCGTCCTCGTAAGAACGGCTGATACCGTTTTCGCTATGAGCGGTTTCGCCCTCAGCACCACGCTTGTTCAGAAGGTAGGCCGCAACCTCCAACTGCGTATAATGATATTTCTCAGGAACGGTGGTCTGAGTATCATCAAACGGATAGGCTTTGCGAAGGATTTTGTTACCGGCAATGTCGAGATAGGTGGAAAGCACTTCCTCAGCCTGTTCGCCGGTCATGGCCTTGAGCTTTGCCAGCATCACATTATGTTCCATACTTTCCACCTACCCTTCGATTAACCAGCAACGGTGATCTTGACGGCCTTGCTTTCGTCAGTCAGAGCGGCAAGGTAATACTTGCGGCTGAACACGGAGTTCTGACGAGTGTTAGCGTCACGCTCCTGCTCGGTTTCGATACCGACCTTGTTGAACAGGGTGACAGCTTCCTTAGTGCCGATCACAACAGTACCGGCAACAGCGTCCTTCTTGGTGTACAGGTTGACACCGCCGACAGTACCGACATAGCCCTGACGAGCAAAAGCCTCGACATACTTGAGATCGTCCTTGAGAGCCTTACGCACCTTAGCCATGTCAGCGGGGCAGACAAAGCCGAAGATGGTGATACCCTCGATGTTCTCAATATTCATCTTGGCAACGGCATCAACAAAGGCATCGAAGCCAAAGGAGTCCGCAGCGTGGGTCAGGCTTGCCTTGTTGAACTCGGCAAAAATGTCGGCGTTCACGGTGTTGAACATATCGGTAGCGCCATGACGGACACCGACAGGAACCACCATGGGGTCTTCCATGACCTCTTCATCGTAGTAGTCAAAGCGGTTCTGAGCCAGCAGAATGACATACTCACGCTCGGTCAGGCCGACCTCGATGGACTTGGTGTTACCCTGACCCTTGGTCAGCTTCTCAGTACCATCAGTAGCGGAGTAGACATTGACCTTGCGGGTCATACCGGCAGTACCAACCAGACCGTTGTCGATGGTGCAGAACTGCATCAAATCCAGATGGGAATTGAACTGATCTTCTACCTCGTTAGACAGGTAGAAATTGGAATAAACAGTATTAGCCATTATTCATTACCTCCATACAAAGTTTTATATTCTTCGGGATTTTTCTGAGCGAACTCGAAACGCTCACGAGCGGAGAGTTTACGGAACTCGTCAATGGTCATCTCCTTGCCGCCGTCACCGGCAGGGGGCTTCGGGGTCTTTTTCAGAGCATCGGCCTTGACGGTTTTCGCATACTCTTCGAGGAACTTCTGTTGGTTGGTAAAGACCTTATCGGTGTCACCGTCTGCCATGGCCTTAGCGGTATCAGCCGCCAAATCCGCAGAATAGCCCTGAGCAATGAGCCTACTCTTGTAGTCGGAAACAGTCTTCTCCTTCTCCAACTCAGCAAGCCGCTTTTCCAGCTTGGCTCGTTCCTCAGCTTCCTCCTGCTTCTTCTTCTCGTCCTCGCTCAGAAGAGCATTGTGCTTACGCTTCCATTCGGCAGCTTCGGAGTTGGCCTTGGAATTGGCATTTTTCAGCCGTTCCAGTTCGGCAGCGTTGTCCTCGTACTCCAATGCTTCGAGAGCTTTCACCTTGTCCTCAGCGGACATCTCGGCATAGCCCTCAATCTTGCTAATGTCGATCTTTGCCATAGAAATTACCTCCTGCGTTTTATTCGGGTGTTCACTCACCGCTGATTTCTGTTTTTGATAAGGTTGTCTTCCTCTTTGCGATTAAGGTCTTCCCTGACCATTTCAAGCCTTACGGCTAAAAACCAAAATAAAAAAAGGGCTACCGAAACATTCTCTGCTTCGATAGCCCGTAATGGCTGTTATCGCTATCTCGATATAGCGACCTCACATCTTTTCTTATTACTGACCGCCCATACCACGATCTTGCCGTTGCGTATCGCAACCTCGACCTCTTTACCGGAACTCAAGATTGCTTCGATCTCCCTGATAACCTCAGGAACAAGCTGAATAGATTGCGCCATAGTATCTCGCCTTTCTTAAACTCGCACCGTATAACACCGGCAATTCGGGTGGGGCTTAGGGGGAACCGTCTGAGTCGGATACACATTACCGTCCAACTTCTTACAGCGGCTACACACTTTATCATCTCGCTCAGACACCCACATGACAAACTCAAGACCATCATCAATTCGTGCCTGTTGCAAGGCCGCATCTGCGACCTCTACCGCAAACCAACCGGTCATCTGAGTCCAGTTCCGCATTGCGGTATCGTACTCAAGTACAGACCCTTTGGTAGCAATCAAGGCTTCCATCAGCCGGTCACGCTTTCGCACAACCTCGCTGTCATAGGAATATTTCATAACCGGACTCGGAGAAGAAAGCACTCCTTCGAGCCACAGATCATGCAGACTCTCGTCACCATGCGGCTCCGAGTTGTAGTAGTGATTTGCGATTTCTCGGTAGGCTCTCAGATTGATTTCCTCAAGCTCCCGATAGAGCTGCTGAACAGAAGACACGATGTTCAGTTCATCAAAGCTCATAGCTCGATATTCCTGAAAGAGATTGTAAATCTCCACCACGGTCTTTTTGAGGATACGGTCGAGGAATTTATACATTATTCCTCACCGCCCTCACCATCACCGTCTTTAGGGTCATCGGGGTCATCTTTCACACCGGCGATCTTAGTCATCTCTTCCAAAGCCTTTTTCCGCTGTTCCTCGGCATACGCCATACTCATAGCGTAGGCGATCTGCGGGTCAGAGAACATACCGCAATGGGTAAAGGCAAGCTGAGGTGCAATCTTGGGATTGTTCAGCATAGTAGTCAAAACCGTAGCCTTTTCGGAAATGTTCTCGTAATTGCGGCGGGTGAAACGGATTTCCACATTGGAGAGTTTGAGGTTCAGATCGGCGAGATCATGGCAAATACCAAGAACCAGTTTCAAGAACTCCTTTTCGGATTTCTTGTACATCAGTTCTGTATCCTTAGCTCTCGCTTCGGCAGCAGACCAACCATCACGCATGATAACCGCAGAGCCGGTATCGCTGGTGGAAGAACCTCCGTTGCGATTGGGCATACCGCAGATCGTGAGAACCGTATCGTAAAGATGATCGGTAAGGGTTTGCGTCTGCGTCTGGTTGAGTTCGGCAGTCAGATATTCGATCTCAGCTTTGAGCTGCGGGTCAATATCCTTGAACTTGATAGCGCCCTCCTGACGGAGCTTGGTGTAATCCTCGGAGGAAATATCAACATTGTGGAAAAGCATCAGAGATTGGACGAACTGTTCCACGCCGTCCAGTCGGTTACTGTCCACATTGTTAATGGCATCGAGCAAAGGCAACACGATCTCGAAAGCACCGAGCCGAGCATTGTTCAACGGATACTCGATGATGGGGATACCCAACACCTGTTCCTCGGCCTTAACGACCTCAGTTTCTTTCACCTCGAAATACATATTGTCGGTGTAGATACTGAAAATACGCTGACGGTCTTCTGTTTCGATATACTTCACACCCATCTTGGGAGGATTGCCCAAGCTGTTGTGATACACCACGAAAGAGAAACGAGGGTCGAGGGTATAAATCTCGAAAGGAGCTTCGTCCAACTCCAAATCGGCATCTCCATCGGGAAGCACCATGCGGTAGGAAGTTCCGCAAATATGCGCCCACTCAGCCAACTCCTTATCCTTGGTGGCCTTATCTTCAGAAATGACATAATCGTTCAGCAGGGTAACGCTCTCAGAAACAAGAGCATCGTCCCCACGACTGACATACTGGACAGGCTCACCCATCAGATAACCGACCTTGAAGGAAACGATTTCATTGGCTCGATTCTCAACGATGGTGTTCTTGATCTCAGGGCGAACTTCCTTTTTGCGGTGCAAAATAGGCTGATTACCCTTGTAGTACCGATACAGATACTCAATGTCGATCTTATTCGCAAGGTGAGTAATGAGGGCTTTCCTCAGAACTTCCGCTACATTGTCTTTGGTGATCTCAGAAACATCAGTATAGATGACTCTACGCCCAAACAAGGCTCTGGTTTCCAAAGAAAACACCTCCTTCTCATTGCAATTTTACACATTACATTGTAGCATAGTATCCAATGGTTGTCAAGTGGTCAACCTTTCATTATACCCATTGGAGCGTACTTTTGTCAACGAGATCAACAGGGGCGCTTGAAAACCTCAACCGGCGAACCCACACGCTTACGGATTTCATTCTCCAACAGAGCCAGAGAGTCAGGAGCATCATCGTGAGGAACCTTGCCGCTGCGAGTGTAGGTGGTAAGCTCCTTCATAAAGTTCCAATACTGACTACCCCGCTGATAGGTAGACTCGTGCTTGAAGTAGAAATTCTTGATGATGTTGTCAGACGCAAACTCAATGCGGGTCTGCTTATTGCTGACGGTGCGCTTCGTCCTGATCGAGATGTTATACCCTCTGGCCTTGCACAGATCGGCAACATCTCTGGCGTAATACTGACCAGCGTTGTTCGACTCAAAGACCGCTTCGGACACCTTGTTTTTGATAAGGCAGTTGGCACATTCAGGCTTAGTCACTTCGGCGGGACTATCATCGAACACCACATCAACGATATACACCTCAGAGCCGTACAGCATAGCCACCGGCAGAGATGTGGAGTCGCTGCCGCTCTCGGCGGTATCGGCTACGGCAATGATGGCATCGGGATCACGGTCAACCGGCAACTCGAAGAAATAGTTGAGTTCCTTTTTGTTGAACAGCAGACCCTTGGCTTCAAAGGGTTGCTGTTGAAACTCACTCTCGAACTGTTCCGCACTCAGAAGCTCACGCTGTTCACGGAAGTAGGCCGTGGTGAACACCTTGGTTTTCAGCTTGGGATTGTAATACTCATAGTTGGACTCGTCCGTGATCGGGTCAAGTGCGGGGATTTCCACGGCTCTCCATGTCCAACCCTGCTTTTGAGCTTCCTCCTGCAATCTACCGATGGGGTCATACAGGGAGTATCGAGTGCCGGTAGCGACAATGGGTGTACCTTCAATGGCACGACCCATAACATCACCAGAGATGACTTCCCACTTATCGTCAAGGCGCTGTCGATTCTTGGCTTCCTCTCGACCTTCCACACAGTCATCGAGGTAGAGAACATTGGTGGCTTCGGACAAACCGACCTGTCGAGCGTCAATGGAACGGCACATGATCGTGGGGAAGCGGGACTTCGACTTGAGGTTGATGATCTTGGTGTCAGCATGGGTCTGTACTAGCTTGGCTTCGGGGAAAATGTCGTAGAACAGGTAGTCGTTGGGTGTTTGCAGATATTCCAGACAGCCGTTGTAGAAGCTCTTTACAAGGTCATCACCGGTTCCTTCCATCAGAGTCGAGCGGTCAGGGTACTTACCGGAGATCATATTGACAAAATTGATACCAGTTTGCGATTTACCGGCTCGTTTCGGCTCCGATATTGTCAAAAGACGCAGCTTTCCGTCAAGAATATCTTGGTAGCCCTGCACCATGGGTTTCAGGTAATGTCGCCGAGGTGCATAAAAGCGATCTTCGGGCTTCCGGTCAAGCTCGACATAGAGCAAAAAGCTGTCAAAGAAATGGGGAGCATCAAACAGGAGCGACTTCCTCCACATCTCATAGAAGAAATTAGCTTCCGTGGGATTGCACTCACGGAGCATCTTAGCAGCGGTGGCCTTGAGAGTAC